TAGTAATCCAATTAAAAATTTCAAACCATGCAGAAAAATCTTCATCTACTTTATATGTAAGTATAAGATTTCCCCAATTCATATGATCACCAACTTCTGGTAATCCTAATAGTGGAGTAGAGTATTCTGTTGGTGTTAATTGTATTCCCGGTAAGTTTATTTTTTGAATAAACCAATTGACGTTGGGACACCGCGCAATACTCATAGCAAAGTTGATAGGCGACAATAACGATAAGGTAGAGGGATTATGATCCAAGGCAGTCATTATTTATCCTTTTATTGTAATAATTATACTATATTTATGGGTATATGTCAATAGGATATTTGTAAATAATTAGATACTAATTAATAGATAGAGGCTATAATGGCAGAAGATAAAAAATATTTTGTATATGCAATAGGACATAAACACCAGCTAAGACAGCCATTTGGTGAATGTTATATATATTTTGGTGATAATATTGTAGTAGAATGGAATAGATGTTCTAATGCTGAAAATAAAATAGGTAGAGTTATTAGAATGTATAATCTTAATTTTGATGAGAATTTTATAGTTATATTTTTTGGTTCTATTAATCAATGTAGAGAAAAATATAGAGAGTTAAGACCATATAAAAATATTGGTCTTAACGATGATTATGATGAAAATCAATTTGTTAAGAAGGCTACTAGTTGGATAAAGGTTAAAAAGAAGCCTTGGGAAATGAGCAGGGCCGAATATAAAGAATGGGAAAAACAAGAAGAAGAACGTAAACGAATAAAAGAAGAAAAGAAACTAAATAAAAAAATTGAGCGTCGATCTGGAAAGATGGGAAATCCACATTTTAAAGGAAAAACAAATCCATGTGCGGTAATTTGGCGCTTGACTGACCCGGATGGAAATGCCATAATAATTGAAGGCGGGATTCGAAATTATTGCCGCGAGCATAACCTTTCTGAATTTGTTTTAAAAAATATGCTAGGACAAGTTATCGAATCCCCCATATGTAACGATAATGATACTAGATGGCTTGGTGGGTATTTTATTAGAAGCGAAGAACTCCATCAGCGGAGATTAAACACCGTTGGTTATAAATTAGAACGCTTGACACCCAAGAAATTTCGGTATACTAAGGACTGGAAACGTGACGCGGGAATCCGTGTGTATGTCCACCTTCGTCCGTAATAGATATGTAAACTCATATTATATAACTACACTACACTTTACCATAAATACTTCTTTAACAGGAGGTATTTATGGAGAAATATGGTTTTGTTTATATCTGGCGTGATCGTAAACACAAGAGATATTATGTAGGTTGCCATTGGGGCAGAGAAGATGATGGTTATATTTGTTCTTCTAACTGGATGCGGGATGCTTATAGACGTAGACCACATGATTTCAAGAGAAGAATATTAAAAACAAATATATTAACTAAGAAAGAAACATTTGAGACGGAACAGTACTATTTCAATATGATAAAACTGGAAGAACTTAGAGTAAGATATTATAATTTACGAATAAATTTACAGCATTGGTGTTTAAAAAATGAAGAAGAATTAAATATTGTAAAAGAAAAAATTAGTAATTCTAATAAAGGAATTACTCGTTCTGTTGAACATAAAAAAGCCATAAGTAGGGCGCATACAGGTAAAATACTGTCTGAAGAAACTAAAATAAAAATGATAGAAACCAGAAATAAAAATATGTCAGAAGAGCAAAAATATAAAAATTCACAAATATTAATTAATAGAAATAAAAATAGAGAATGGACTATTGAAGAACGACAAAAGTTAATAGATTCCAAATTAGGTAAAAAATTATCTAATGAACATAAAGCAAAAATTTCTGAAAGTGGAAAAGGAAGGGTAGTTTCAGAAGAAACTAAAGAAAAATTAAAAAAGGCACACACTGGTAGAAAATTTTCTGAAGAACATAAGAAAAAACTATCAGAAAAAAAGAAATCATGGTATTCTAACAAAGAAAAGGACAAATTATATGAGTGAAATATATTTTATTTCTGATACGCATTTTTCACATGCTAACATTCTGAATTTTAAAAACTATGATGGAACCCTTCTACGGGGAGCTAGATTCGCAAACGTAGATGAAATGAATGAATATATGATTGTTGAATGGAATAAAATTATTCGGCCACAAGATAAAATTTATCATCTTGGGGATGTTTGTTTTGGGAATTCAATTAGACAACAGATTGTTTCCCGTCTAACTGGAAAGAAAAGACTGATCCCCGGCAACCATGACAATATCAAAAACAATGAACTTATGAAACATTTTGATAAGGCTGGAATTTGGAGAATCTTTAAAGAACACAACTTTACTTGTTCTCACATTCCTTTGAGAGAAGATTCTCTAAGAGAAAAGACCGAGTTTAATGTTCATGGGCATCTACATCAAAATGTGGTAAAAGATCAATGGGGAAATCCAGATGTTCATTACATTAATGTATGTGTTGAAAAGACGGATTTTAAACCACTTCACCTAGACGAAATTATTGCGCTTATTAAGCGGAGGTCATAATGAGTAAAAAGGCAACAGTTCCGAGCAAGGAAGAATTGGCGGCGCTGTATCATACATATGGCGAAACGTCTGTGACTGTGGGAACCCATTATGGTGTTTCTCATGGCACAGTTCGTAAATGGCTGTTGTTTTATGAAATTCCATTTAAAGATGCAACTGAATCAAAACAGGCTGCTAACAAGCGACCTAAAGAGGTTCAAGATCGAGTTAAATTTGCTCATGAAAAGCTCTCTGATTATGACTGGTTGCATAATCAGAGAGTAGTCCTCCGTAAATCAAAATTACAAATCGCCAATGATCTTGGGTGTTCCCATGTATTGGTTCATAAATTCCTTGTTTCTAACAATATTACGAATTTTAAACTCAATGAGTCAGAATATACGATCAAGTCAAAACTTGAAAATTATGAGTATATTAAAGAATTGTATGATTCTGGCATGACTATGGATAAAATAGCGGAAGAAGTTGGTTCTTCTAAAGCAACGGTGTCTCTATATATTAAAAAGCTTGGTCTTGAAGTTAAACCAGCAAACTCTTATGAGCGGGAGAATAATTATAGGTCCAAACCAGAGATTGAAATATTTGATTTTGTTCAATCTTGTACTTCAAGTGAAGTATTAAGTAATCGAAAAATACTAGATGGTGTAGAATTTGATATTCTAATTCCTGACAGGAAAATTGCTATTGAATTTAATGGTCTTTATTCACATTCAGAGAAGGAAGATGCTACAAGTGTTTCCCTTCGTAAAGGACCAACATACCATCTTAACAAGACAATGGTATGTGAAAAGCATGGATATTTTTTGTTTCATATTTTTGGTGATCAATGGAAATATAAACAAGATATTATTAAATCAATGATTCGGTATAAACTTGGTGTTACCTTGCATAGAGTGTATGCAAGACAACTTCAGATTAAAATAGTTGATTATCAAGAAAGAATTAATTTTTTCAATGATAATCATCTTCAAGGGAAGGACCAAGCTAGTATCGCATATGGATTATTTAGAGGAGATGAGCTTATGTGTTGTGCTTCATTTTCTACCCCACGTTTTAATAATACATATAAATGGGAACTAATTAGATTCTCTACTAAGTTAGATCATAATATATGTGGTGGATTTTCTAAGCTGTTTAAACATTTTAGAAAACTTCATAGTGGTACTATTATTTCATATTCTGATAGGACGTATTCCGGTGGTAATTTATATGAGGATAATGGTTTTACCTTGAGTCATTATAACCGCCCCTCCTATTGGTATGTAAAAAATGATAAACGATTCCCCAGAACTATGTTTACCAAACAACAAATAGCCAGAAAATTTCCTGAAGCTGATCTTTCTATGTCAGAAAAAGAAATAATGAAAGAGTTAAAATATAATAGAATATGGGATTGCGGAACCATAGCGTGGGTGTTAGAATAGAAAGAGGGAGCAATTTGCTCCCTCTTATTTTAGACATAAAAATACTCCTGTAATTGTCTTACAGGAGTATTTTATGGTTTTTAAAAAGGTAGTGTCCCAATCACAGCAAATGGCTGATCAAAATACGTCTGTAATAGAGGTTTGAATCCTGTACAAGAGCGCCCGAACCAACAGTTAGACCCTGAGCAAATGGGTTGGCTACCATTCCGTAACGAGTCTTGAAGGCAATTTTTGGCTGGTACGTAGCAGGATCAACTGCACGAACCATCTGTAGAGGAACGTATGGACAGTAGAATAGACCCGCATCATACTGATTTCCGCCCTTGAAACCAATTGTAGCATAGTTACCTGTGGTATAAGGATCAATATAAACCTTAATGTGACCATTTAGAAGACCAGCAAATGTATTACCAGTATCGTCAACAGCAAGCTTAATAGCTAGTTCTGGTGAGTAGTCAAGCAATTCAGCCATGTTTAGAGCAGAAGCAACATCTGACGAACAGATCATGATGTTACCTTTACCACGTCTGGTTGTCTTTGCGATTTGGTTAGCTTCGCGTTCTAGCTGGAAGATAAGACCCTTGAACTTTTCAACTGACCAACGACCATTTGAGTCTACGTCAAGATCGAAGATACCCGGAGTTGTAGTATCAACCTGTGCGCCGGGAACAGCCGTTACGTTAATAGTACGTACCAGTTCACGGTTAATTTCGGCTAGTAGTTCACCCTGAATGATGTTCGATAGTTCGGTTTCAGCATCAAGACCATGAATAGCCTTCAAGTCCTGTGCTAGTTCAATTGAATAAGAACCCTGCAACCCGCGTGAACCGGCTGTAACAGTTGTCTTTTCAATGTCGAACGCAACTTCTGGAAATACTGAGTTTCCAGAACCAAGACCTTCTGCCTCAGCAGTAGAGATAGAACGACCGTAGTTATATAGAGAAGCGCCAGCATTGTTTGAAACGGCAACAATCGTACCATTCTGAGCATAACCGGGAGAACCAGCGCCAACAGTAGGAGTAACGTTTGCACCAGCAAACGAAGTGAAACCAGTATTAACTTCGTTATAGAAGTTTTCTGGACCAGTTTGTGACGTATAGCGTGAACGCATTGCGAAGATAATACCAGTCGGGCCAGTCATTGGCTGAACACTAGCAATATCATATGCGATTAGATTAGGCATTGCTCTACGAACTAGAGAAATTAGAATTGGATCGAAAGTATCGATTGCACCAGTTCCAGCAGTTGAGCTTGAAGCTCCCATGCTATTAGTTGGAGCGCCTTCGAATAGTCTCTGTGTCGATCCAGCAGATGAGGCTGAACCAAGTTCACGAACCATGTTTTCTAGAACAGTGGCCGTTACATGCTTACGATGAGCATCCTTAATAGCAGGAAGGTCTTCGTGGTCAAGAATTGGATTCCACTTGTTAAATAGGTCTTCTTTTAGATACTGTTGCATTTTGTTAAAAACTCCTAGTTTTAATTTCTTTTATTTATTTATTGTTTAGTATAGTTTAACGTGATCTAGTAATTGCTTTGGCGAACTGAGCGATTGAAGGATCAACATATTTTACTGATTCATTAATCTGTTCTTCGACTTTATCATCTACTACACCAGTATCTGACTTAGTTGTCTTAACAAAATAGTTTTCTTTAACGATTTCTAGTTTTGATTTATATGTGTCAAGATCAGAAAATTCAATACCTTCGGCAAGTGTTTTAAACTTTTCGAGTTGTGTTAAAGTCAATCCTTCCTTAACAGTATCAAAAACTTCATTCTTTGCAGCTTCTTCAAGAATTTTCTTTAGTTCAATATGTTCTGAAACAAGTTCATTAAATTTAGTTTCAAGTTCTTCTTTTTCAGAAAAAAGTTGTTCTAAAACATCAACTTTATCTTCTGGAACATCAATATAGTTTTCTTCAAATAGACCTTTTAGACCTACAATGAAATTTTCTACTAGTTCATTACGAAGATTTGATTCTACTGCAATTGTATTTCCTTCTAGCCATTTATCAGCAACATAGTCCAGATAATCATTTAACTGTTCAGTCAAAACATCTTCTAGTTCTGAAGTAGCTTCATTAAAGGCATTATCATATTCTTCTTCTAGACGAACGGTTTCTTCAATAATACGCGATGCAACGGCAGCTTCAAAAAGAGTTGTTACTTTAGATTTAAAATCTTCTGATAGATCGGTATCACCAAAAATAGCATCCATATCTTCTTTAACAGCAGCAGATGATTTAGCTTTAATCGTAGCAGCATTTGATCCGGCATTAGCTCCGCTCGGAAGCTTTTCTGTTTCTTTACCAATTTGGGCCATCATACTAGTATATAGTTTAACTAGGTCTTCATTCTTTAATGAAGCAGCGGCACCGATAACACCTTTTAGGTATTCTAATTTTGATTTAGGATCATTATTTGAAGAGTTAGCAGAACTATGTGTAGCAAGAGAATTAGCAGCTTCTGTTCCTTCGTCTACCATTTCTTCATATTCTTCTGAAATTTCAGATTTAATAACTTCTTCGGTAGAACCATCTGCCCATTCTAAAACAATAGTTGTATCTTTAACTTCGATAATTTTAGCTGACTTACCTTCGTCTTCTAAAATGTCTCCTACTTTAAAATTAATAGTCATATTTATTTAACTCCAATATTATTTGTGAAATCTTTTAATTATTTATTGTTTTTAAAACTGTATCTATTACCATGCGCCAGTACATCCTTGTTCACCATATATATTTATTAACATTGGTGTAGAGGATGAACCGAAGGTACTAGATGAACTTATGTTATAAGTTCCTGTGCTTCCAGTTCCAGTTCTATTAGATACTATTGTACCGGATACACCACTTCCACTTAAAGAAACAGAACTAGGAATTACTGCACCACTAATCATTGATGTTACAGTTAATATACCAGATGATGCATATCCATAAAATGATGTAGCTCCAAATCCAATAATAGTTGATCCATCTATTAGATTTTTATTTCCAGACATATTTATATTATTAATTGGTGTTCCATTACTTTTATTACAATACCATGCTCCGGTAGGATCGGTATAATTATTTAATATAGTGGCATTAGTTATATTAACCATTTGTATTTCTAAACTTGCTGCGCCGTTAGTTGCTTTGGTTGGATATACAGAAGCAAGATTATTTACATTGACATTATTATTATAAATAAAATTAGTTATAGTATCTGTTCCCACAATTTCTTCAGAAGAAACACTTAATGTTGAATTATTAATACTATATGTTCCAATTGAACCCGCTGTTCCTGATATTAATCCAGTAACTACAACTCCTGATGGGATATGACCAGCAACATCGGATAAAATTACTCCGGTGTTTGGACCACCAGAACTGGCATCTATGGATGTAACGGTGAGTACTCCACTGGCAATAGAACCAGTAAAACCAATTATAGATAAAGAAGGAGAAATAGAACCAGTAATACCGTTAGTAACTGAATCCATAAAAGTAGAACTAGGTTCTAAAAATGTATTATTTTCATAATCATATGTGTCTAAAATACCAGACCAAACAAATAAAGTTTGTTCTCCATGCGGCGCATTTGTTACATATGTTAAACCTTCGCCATAATTATATTTATATGTGAAGTTTCCTAAAGTACTACCATAATATGTTGATGTAATAAATCTTGCAGGGGCACGTAGAAATGCGTTATAAGTAAATGTTGCTGATTGTCCGCCGTAATTAACTAATGATCCTCCGCTATCGAAAGATGCACCAACTCCATCTAATACATTATAACTAAAAATTAATGATGATCCAACACCAACATTTATAAGATAAGGTCTATTTAATCCAGTTGTACCAATATTTGATCCATACTTAAAATTACTATCAGTTATAGTTATTGGTCCAGTTAGTCCATATGATACATTTAGATATGTTCCATTATGTAAACTAAAATCATAACCAGAAATAGTTATTCCCAACCCATAATCATTACCATTACAAACAACCATAGGCGTTGTCGAATTGTACGTACATATTGAAGTACCATACATGTTTTTAATTAGGGGATCGGATGCTATATTAGCAGGGTCTTTTAAAGGTAATGCGGTTGACCGAATACCCACTGGATAATTTACACCAGCAACATTCCATGCTGGACGATTACTCATTTCACTTGAAGGCTGTAATGATCCCGTTACACCAACGCTTTGTTGTGCATATCCGTTAAAGAAATTTGGATATTGTATTGTGTATAAATTAGTTGTCGGTGCATTTGAACAACCATCTGTAACAGATGTAGATGGGCTATACGAACAAAGCCCAACACTACTAACATATGCCGGCCCATGATAGCCATTACCAATAATATTTGTTCCGTGTGAATTATATACTCTAACAGATGCTAGTTGTTGGTTAGCATCCGCAACTGACACATTTGAAAATAAACATAATAAAAATAATAAAAATAATGATTTAAATGGCATTAATAAACTTCACCCGCGCTGATTGTGGTTGTTCCTGACGCAACTATCGCATAAATTGCACTACCGCCAGTGATTGTTATTCCAGAACCAACCGAATTGGCTAATAAAATACCATTTGACATAGACATAGAAGAAGAACTACTTAATCTTGCTGCGGTTGTTCCTTCTTGAATAACAGTTACTTCTTTTCTACCGACTCTCGCCGCTACAATTAACGTAGCGGAAGTTCCGACCGTTAATGGACCAGTTGTACCAAAGTTTGAATAAGTTTCTGTTGTATTAACGTTACCACTAACAGGTACTGGATTTGATGTATTTGCCGCCGAACCATTAACAAAAATAGGTGAGTTAAAAGTAGTCGGCCAGTTAGTGACGTTTGCTTGAGTAACTACATTACCAGATGTTACCACAACGTTAGAAGTAGTCGGCCAGTTAGTGACGTTTGCTTGAGTAACTACATTACCAGATGTTACCACAACGTTAGAAGTAGTCGGCCAGTTAACTATAGCGGCTTGTGCAGAGATGTTACCAGATGTTACCGTAACTGCACCAATAGAAATTGCACCAATATCAAAAGAATTAATAATTCCCCCTGTGCTATTAGCAATAAGTACTACTTCAGCGGTAGTAGAATTAGTATTTGAGTATGATTGGTTTGCAATATTAAATTGGGCCATTTATTTCCTACCTTTATAAAATGTATGGTATTTTCTAAGTTTTTATGGTTAATTTTTAGGGGAGTTATCCTCTTTTGAATAACTTGCTCCCATCCAGTAATCTACAACTGTAGAGAATTTGGCAGTAATTGCTCCTGCTAATAATTTAGCAAAGTCTCCTAATGCTGGATCAATAGTTCCCTGTCTCATAAACATCAACGTTATTAGAGTTAAAAGAATTATCATTACGATTATTGATACAATTGTAGCAGATATAATATTAGTATTCTCTAATTTAAATTGCATATAAATATCCTTAATTAGTAAAGGCTGCTTGAGTGGCATATACACCAGTTCCTTGAATAGTGTCTGTTGATACTTTTCTATATAACATTGTTGTATTTGCTAATACATATAATGAAGATGTTGTAGCAGTTCCATTAGATGTAGACACAAGAACAGAACCAGCAGTAGTATTTTGTATATATACTAACGTAGAATTACTACATGTGTCGGCAGTAGAGATAGATATTACTGTTCCTAATGGTTTAATTAACATTATTAATGTCCTTTAAATATTGCTCAAACATTTTAAGAGCATTTTCTTCTATTTGATTTCTAGTCATTCTCTTTATTTTATATTTATTTCTTTCAGATATTTCTGGAATATAATATCCTTTAGTTTCATCATAGAAAAACTCAATGTTTTCCATAATACCGGCAATCCAACATTCTGGTCCAGATGGATCAGAAACAATATCTCCTGCCGTTACTAGATGAAAATCTGGCTGTACTACAACTGCTTCTTGTGTTGCTACTAATGTTCCCATTCCTCTAGAAGAAATACCAAGTCTACCGCCCGACGCCTGTAATCCTTTAACAATATTACCATTAGGGGTATCTGTAATAAGTGCTTTAGAAATCCAATTTTTGCCTTCTTTAACAATTTCCACAAAACGATGTGAAACTTGTTTTAGATCAACAGTCGGACCCTTTTCAGGATGGTTTAGTTCTCCAAATCCGCAATTATTATTAACCTTTTCTTTAATATACCTATTAACTTCTTTAGTTAACACGGCTGACGGATATATTCGGCCATTGCGATTTTTAACTTCTTCTTGTAAAGTAATACCTTTAATATAATATTGTTTTCCTTTAGAGGTTTCTTCCTCTATAAAGTCAAGTGTTTCGTATATTTCAGTAATTATTTTCATTAAAACCCACCTTTCATTAAACTGCTTGTCAGGTCAGCCATTGATCTTTTTGGCGCAGATTTAGCTTCTTCTATAATAGCGGCTTTATCTTCTAACTTTTTTGCTTCAGCAATTTCTACTTCTTTAACAGTAATGTCGGCAATTGATGCTAATGCTTCATTAAAAGAAACCTTTTTCTTTTCAGTTTTTTCACCCGGAGTAACTGTTTTAAAATTGTCAACTAAAGAATCTGAACCAACTTCTCTATCTTCTGGATTAGGAGACACATTTTCTGATAATTTTCTTTCATCACGCGGTTTAATCTTATTAAGAACTGGATGGTTAATATCTTTGTCGTGTTTTAAACTATAATGTTCTAATTCTCCACTGGTTTTATTTGGTTTAATATGTAATTCTAAAAAACTACTTTTATCTCCGTCATATCCATGATCCCGTTTAAGAATTTTTTTCATATCATCATGGGTATGATTTTCAGAAGGCCAAGCAAATAAACCATGTGTTGAATGATGTAATAATCTAACCGAGTTATATTTGGATTTACCAACCAATTCTTTTAATTTATTTACAGATGGTTCATGAACCAAATTTGAATTATTATCTAATAATTTATCTTCTGTTAATATATTAATATCTTCCGTAGATAATACTTTTGTATCATTGGACCCTTTTATTTTTTTATTAGCTAAGTCAATACCGCTTTCTCTTTTTTTAGCCTGTGCTTTGCTTGCATTGGCGTCATCAGTTTGACCAGTAGATGTAAAATGATCTGCGTCATCATTAGCAGAATCTTGATCTATAGCTGCGCTACTTGCATACGCATTTAGTTTTTTTGTTGATAATTCTTCTAGTTTTTTTGTTGCAATAAAGTCAGCTAAACTTTCAGAAAGCTTTTTTTCTGCTTTATTGATAGATTTCACCATCTTTTTATCAGCAGCTTTATCTTTAGGAGTTCCATCTTTAAAACCATTTTCTTTATCAACTCGTTTATCCTCGGCAGAATCTTCCCATTCTTTATCTGTAATTTCATTAACTCTTTTTTTATGAGCATAATCAGTAAGTGCTGTTTTTAAATCAAATGTGTTTACATGAGTAGTTTTTCCGGTTCTATTCTTTTTAGGAATTAATAAATTTTTCTTTTCTTTACTTACCTTACTTGTTTCATCAACTTGAATAACTTCTTCTGTAGCTGATACTTTAGCTGTTCCTGTTACTTTTTTGATAGCCGTATGAACGCCAGTTTCTCTTTTCATACCATTTTTAACAGAGGGTTTTTGTTGTTTATCAATTTTTTTTAATACTTTTTTCTTAGCACCATCGTCTAATTTTGTAACATATTCCCCATCACGAAAGCCTCTGGCATGGTCATGTTCTTTTTTGCTATCTACCGCTCTGTGTAGGTATCTTCCTAAAATCTTTTTAGATAATTCGTCAACTTGAATAACTTCTTCAGTAGCAATTTTACGATTGGCTAGATCAGCCCCCTTTGAACGGTTTTCTACTTTACGGGATGCAACACGTTCTAATGATCTATGTGCTTCTTCCCCTTGTCTATCATTATCTAGTTTAGAAGTATTAGCCTTTACGCTTCTGGAAATTCTTTCATCATCATGTTTTTCACAATCTTTGCTACCTTTTTTAATATATGATTTAAGAGTAGTCTTTGCAAGTTCAGATACTTCTTCTTCTTTAATTCCATATGCATAATCTGGACCAGTTGCTTTAACTTTTGGCGGCTTTCCACCAGATAGTTCTCCACGTTTTTTATTAGCTAAGTTTATTCCGGCCTCTCTTTTTGGAGTATATCCATAAATTGCTTTTTCACGATAACTACGAGCTAATTTTTTTGAAATTTCATCAACAGTTTCTACTTCTTCTGTAGCTACTACTTTAACACCTTTTTGTAGGGCGGTTAGTTTCTTGATATTTCCATCTTCTTTATTTGGCTGTTCACCCATTTTCTTACGAGAATAGGTTTTAACTTTTGTCTGATTAAATACATCGTCTCCATTACCATTACGGTCGGCAATTTTATCAACTTTATGAAGATCAACAAATTCTTTCTCTCCTTTAGCTTGCGGCTTAAAGGAATCATCATTTACTGCTTCTCTGATAGGAATAATATCTCTTAGATGTTTCATCGTTGTCTCTTCTTTTGTTAGACGTTTTACTGCTTTATGAATACCAATTGCTCGTTTAAATTCTTTATGATTTGCATTAGTATCATTACCATCTGATTTACCAGCCGCTAGTGCACGGTCCGTTCTATCCGCATTGGCAGTATTAATATAATTACCGGCAGTAGTTTCTTTTCCTTTAGAGAGTTTATTAACTGCTCTATCAATACCGTCCGCTCTTTTAATTGTATTAGATAAAGAATGACTTGCTGATTCTCTGTCTTTAGGTGAATTAGAATTACTTTTTTCACCCGCGTTACGTGCATGTCTAGAACTATCCGCAGAAGCACCAGAAATATATGGCCCAAGAATTTTTTTGGTAATTTCAGTAATCGTTGTCATGTTGGGTATTACTTATCTGTCGCAGGAACTTTAGTAGTGGTCGAACCTAATAGTGTTGAAGCAATTTCTTCTTTCTTAGCTTCTACTAAATCTGAAATTTTATTTGTAATTAGTTCTTCAAATACATTTGTAAAATCAACCGCTGAACCTGATGCGGCGGCAATGATTAATGGTTGAACATCTTCTTTGGTAAGTTTTGCTCTAGATTTAGCTAGTTTTTCTTTGGCCTGTTTAACACCAGAAGCTCTTTTTTTCATTTTAGCCGGGTCGCGTTCTTTGCGTCCGAATTGTCTATCACTAATTTCTTTTTTCGCTTTAACTGCATAGGTGTTAAGCGTTACGTTTGATACTTCATTGATTTCTTTTGTCATTTTAATTCCCTTATTTTAGATAATACTTTTGATTATTTATTTAAATTACGAGTATAGATCAGTTTTTCTTATCTGCCTTATGCTCTCTATGAATATCTGATTTCTCTGGACTTGGAGCTTTAAACTTACCATTCTTAGATAAAATTTGGGTCACTTTATGAAATTCTGATTGTTGTTGCGGAGAACGATTTTGTTTCTTCTTTAGGGTATCATACTTATTTTGGGCATTTAGAAGTCTATTTTGATTATCTTCTTTTGTTTTATTAACACCTTCTTCATTTCCTAACCCTTGAAGGTTAGGATCAACATTTACCATTTGCCCATCATCACCCATAAAGGTTGGTGGATTATATTGTGGATTTTCACTTTCAAATGCAATTTGTGCATCAATTTCTTCAATATCATCATTAGTTTGTTTAAGAATATTCTTACGTACTTCTTCATGGGAAAAGTATACACCAACAAACGGCTGAATCGCCTGAACAGCATCTAGACGCGCCGCCAATACTTCAAAATCCTTCATTTCAGTAAAGTGACTATCTTTAGCAAAATCATACTTAATCTTGCGTTCAATAGCATCCCATTCTTGTAGGGACATAATTTGTTTAAGAATAAGGTGTTTACCAAGAGCGCGAGTAAAAAGCATAGAAAACTTGCTTCTTAGACGGGAAATAAACTTAGCAAATTTAACTTCGTCTCTAGAAATTTCAGTTGCTCTACCAATAGAAAATAGGGCGTCGGGATTTAGACGTGTTACCGGAACATTTAGGCATGAATATAAATATTTCTGGAAATATACAACGTCATCCATCTGTGATAGATTTTGTCCACCAGCTAATGTAGTTACTTCAGTTCCTTTAGAATCCGCTCTACGTGGAAGCCAATAGTCATCTAACATACTCATATACTTACGAGTGTCAGAAATAGCTCCTGTTTCTGAATCATATACCAAACGATTTTTATGTTTGGTCATAATATCCCGAACATATTGTTCCGCTTTGGCTTTTGGTAAATTACCAACGTCAATATACCAAACACGTCTTTCTGGCGCTCTAGCTAGTCTGTAAACAATTAGAGAATCTTCCATTGTTCTTAACTGTGTTAAGGGACGAATAGCCTTTTGTAAATAAGATAGAACTAATGTGCCATCTGTGTTTGTTAGGCCAGAAGTTACCTGAATAATAGCATCAGGAGCAATTTTTAGACCTGTTGTGCCTTGTGCTACACCGGGACCATTATTGGTATTTCCTTTAATATTAAATCCTTTGTCATTAAAGATATAATATTCATTCATTAATTTATCAATAGCGCCATTTTCAACTGCAACATTAATCTGACCCCTTGCTGGCCGTTTTAAAACTTCTCGTATTTTTCTAATTTTGCGAGGATCAATATATCTAATTTCTTTAATACCGGCTGTTGGATCATTTTCATCAATAACTGCATGATAATATAATCTTCCATCAACATAAAATCTACGATAGATTTCATATGCTTGGTTATTAAAATTAAGCATATCGAGAACTTCATCAAAGGATTCTTCAATTGCCTTTTTAATAACATCATTATAAGGAAGATCATCCAAAAGAATCTTGACAATATAATCATCATCAGTTGAGATAGAATCATTTACAACTTCATCAATGGCATTATCTACTTCCGGGTGTAATGCCATTTCTCTATATTTTGATACTAATTCTGCTTCGGTTCTAATAGAACCATCTAAATCTACATATGTACCATAACTTCCTCCCGCAACCACAAGTGCCCCGTCATCATGGTCTTTTTGAACAAATGATTCAATTTTAGTATCTTCATGTTCATTTCTTTTAAATTGCCATCCAAATAATGTAGCCATTTAATAATATATCCTTTAGAGTTAAACTGTTATGTTATAAACTATTTATCGTGCTTTATTTTTATTTCGTTCGGCCCATCTTGCTTTGTTGGCCTCACCAATTTTTCGTTTTGTTTCATCGGAAACAAAACGACCTTTATTTGAACTGCTCATTTTTTCTTTAGATTCTTTAGAATGAGTTTTTCCTGTATTTACTTTTCTTAATATTTCTTTTTGTTCTTCACTCATAGGCTTACCTTTATTATGAGCGACATGACCTTTTTTAGTTTCACTTATTTTAAATTTTTGTTCTTCACTCATAGGCTTACCTTTGTTAGGAGATATATATTCTTCGGGCATTGTTATACCTTTATTCCATGCAAGGTGTCCTTTATGAGATTTACTCATTTTCTTTTTAGATTCATTAGTATGTATTTTACCATAAAAGTTATTTTTATCACCATATTTACCTTTATTTGCTTTACTTATTTTTTCACCAATTGATAAGCGTTTATCAGTATCAGTAGTCCAATGACCATTCATATATTTAGTTATATTATAATATTTTTTACCTAACTCTTCATCTTTGATTAGAGAAAGATATTTATTTTCAATTTCCAATAGTTCTTGTCTGGATGAATAAATTTTTGTAATAATACGTCGATTGAAATCTAATGGCCTTCTACGATAAGCATCTCTCATTCTATTAGAAGAACAGATATAACCATCATCTTCATAACCCCAATGACACCCGATATAATACATTTTTCTGTATCTATCGAACCAGATATAAACGAAACCATACTTTTCTTGTGAAATAGACATAAAAATACTCCTGTAAAATGATCTATAGGAGTATTTATGGTAAAAGCGAGTGTACTAGTTGGGAACAACAACTGTTGCTGCACCAAGATATGGATTAGTTCCGCCAGCAATTTTAGTTGATGTTTCGACTACAGGAAGCCAGTAATCATACGCAAAAGATACGTCAAATTCTTCAATTGTATTTTGGGTATCCCAACTTAGATTAATTTTACCAACTGTTAATGGAAATGCTCCAATAATTGAGTAAGAACGGATAATTTCACCATCTTTAGAGAACTGTTGAA